TACGCGACCGCCGCGACGTCGTAGTCCCCGAAATAAATCGACCGAGTCCCCTTGCGCGCTGGGTATCCCGCGCTAAGATCTGAGCATGGCCCTCGCGTACTACCGAATCCACCGCGCATCCGAGTCCCTCGACACGCTGCTGGACTCTAGCCGCAAGGACGGCTGGTGCGCGGACGACGAGTCCGCCGAGACGCAGCCGGTCGGCATCTCGTGCTGCGCGGACCTCGATGCGCTCCGCAGCTACGTGCGCGAGTACAGCATGAGTGTGCGCCCTGGCGACCTACTCGTGCGCGTTGTCGGCTCCCTGAGCTATGACAGCGACCGCGACCACGGCGCCGAGCGCGTCATGGTCGAGGGATACGAGGTCCTCGCCGACGCACATGCGTGGCTGGCGCGGTCGGTCAATGTAGAGGGATGAGGCATGAGATGACGACATCGACGACACGCATCGGCAGCGCCACGTGGCGCGTCTCCGAGGGAGGAGGCGTCACGAGGCGCATCGGCAGCGGTCCGTGGGAGGCCGTCTCCCAGGGCGATCTGCGCCGCCTCCCGCTCGAGGCCCCCGAGTGGGTGTGGCTGCGCTCCGAGGGCGTACGGCGCACCGGAGGGCTCACCCTGCCCGAGTCGGAGCGCACCTCGCGCCAGGTCATGCTGCGGCTCGAGGCGCGCGACGCTGCACGCCTGGACGAGCTGGCAGCTGCGCGAGGCATCACCCGCTCCGCGCTCGTGGCGAGCCTCGTAGCAGCTAGCTACGCGACGTCGTCCGGGATCTCGTCGTCGCCGCAGTACCGGGGAGACTCCTCCGCGGCGGGGAGCTCGGGCATCGTGGGCGCATCATCCACGGACAACGGCCGATCCCACACGAGCGTGTCGGGGTCCAGCCGGAAGTCGCGGACCCGCGCCGCGTTGCGCATCAAGATGCCGTTCGCGCGGTTGCGCGCGACGAGCCCGGCGTTGAAGTGCCCTTCAGGAGTCGTCTCGTTCATCCGGATGTGGACCGCCGCGACGTCGTAGTCGCCGGCCACCGTAGCAGCGACGAGCCTGGGGAATCGGAACGCGGGGCCGCATGCCCACGCGAGGCTGTGGATCGCCATCTGCGCGCACGCCGGCAGGTCCTCCCATCCGTCGATGCGTCCGCGCAGTATGCCGTCGTTCGCGTGCAGCCTGCCGAGCGCGAGGTCGCTCATGCCCTCGCGCGTTAGGCGGATGGTCGTAAGGCGCTTGGCGTAGAGGTGTCCGGACTTGGCGGCCTTGTTGTTGTTCACTAGCACGGCGTAAGCCGCGATTTTCTCGGCCGTCGTTGCGGCAACGCCGCCGGGATGCATCAGCGGCAGGCGCGCGAAATCCGCGGCGCTGAACACGGCGTTGCCGTACGCGATCGTTACGATGCCGCGGATGTCCGTGTAAGCGTACGGGAGGCCGCCCTCGAGCGGCTCGGTGAACTCAAGCCAGCGGGCCTCAATAACGGGTCTCATCGGTGCCTCCATGGCCACGCCGAGAACGAATGTCGGCGCTCAGCGATATCTTCGCCCAGCGAGTACGCTCGTCGCGTCTCCTCCCTCTCCGCCTCGAGCGCGGCGAGGTACCGCCTCCGCTGGCGTCGAGCCTGCACGCTCAGGACTACCGCGATGACGGCGGGGCCGATCGCGAACAACATGACGAGCGCTTCGGGGAACGTCACCGGCGTTCACCTGGCCACTTCAGCGACTCGGCGACATCGGCGACAGCGTTGGCCCGTCGCACGGCGGCATCGTCGAGCGCCCGGCCCGCGGTCTCGCGGTCGACCAGAGAGAGCAGCAGCTCCGCTGCGAGGCGCGTCGCGGTCAGGATAGCCAGCTGCTCGGCGGTCATCGCGTGCCCCCGTCGCTGGTGGTCTGCGTGATCCCGTAGTTACCGTCGACGTGGCGCCTGCACGCGCGCGACTCGGCGAGCGTCGCTGCCTTGTCGACGCAGCGCAGGAGGTCTGCGGTGTACGTGGCCTCCGCCGCGCCTCCAACACACCCCACGGCGAGCCGCGCGCACGCGAGCGTGAGGCCTGCGAGCAGGAAGAGGGCGGCGATCGTGTCGGGTGTGCGTTTCATTTCAGGCCTTTCGAAGCGGCCCACGTTGCGAACGCGGTGCCGAGAATGGTGAGGAGCGTCTTCACCAGCGGGTTGCTGGTGATCTTGTCGAGGCGCGAGAGGATCGCGAGCTGCGTCTGCTGCGTCTCGGTCAGCACGTCGACCTTCGCGGCCAGGTCCTCGCGGGCCGCACGCTCATGCGCGAGCTGCGCGTCGTGTTCGAGATCCATCTGCGATGTGGTGCTGTCGATCAGGGCTCGGACCTTGACGCTCGTGAGCGGAGGCGGCGGCGCTATCGATGGCGTGACGCTGATCGGCGCCGTCTCGAGCACCACGAGCCGGCCCTCTACGCGGGCGAGGCGCTCGTCGGTGGAAGTCACTTTGACGTTGAGCTTGTAGAGGTCGTTCCGCGTCTCGCCTACGTTGTCCGCGATGTTGCGGACCACGCGCGCGAGATCCTCGAGCAGCGCGCGGTCCGTCAGCGTGGGGAGGCTGACGGTTTTTTTGCTCTCGGGCATCGACGGCTGCGTAGGAGTGATAGCGGGCCCATCGGGCTCTTTTCGTGGATCGAGTGTCATGGTTGGATCCTCGCTGCTCAAGGGGTTCCGAATCGCTGCCGCGCCCAGGCGTTGAGCTTGGTGAGGTCGCTGCCGGCCGCTACTTGATCGAGCACGATGACCGCGCCGAGCGTGCCGATGAATCCATCGCCGTCGCCGCCAGCGAGGAATCCGCAGCCGATCGCATCCCATCCCCACCGCGAGTCGTACGGCGCCGTGATCGCGGCGTCGGCGCCCTGCTGCGTTGCTCCCACGTAGAGCTTTGCGACGTTGGTCGAGGAGTTGTGCGTTACGCCGACGAGACGCGCCACGTTGTCGTTAAGTGTTGTGGAGCCGCGGATATTGTGCGGCGATCCGCTGCTCGCGTCCGCGTACTCGATGCTTCCCGCCGATGCGCCGAACGAGCCCTGTACGTTCGCGCCGGATTCCCCGACCATGACGAGCGGGGCGTTACCGACATAGGCTGTCGTCGTACTGACGGAGGACAGCCACTTCGTGACGGCGAATACCGAGCGCCCAGAAGCCTGCGTTCGCTTCGACGCGAGCAGCATTCGCTTCACGCCGTCGAACGTCATACCCGGCAACGCGCCGAAGGAGCTCGCCGTGACGACCGGTTGCTGCGCCCCCGTGGCCTGCGTCGCCGACCCCGCGGTCGCGGACTGATCGGCCCACGACGACGTGCTCGCGCTCTTGTTTGCGTCGTAGTATCCGCCGATGCCCGTCATCTGCGACGGCGTCCAGTATTCGAACAACGTGTTCGCGCCGTTCGTTCCTGCGGGCGTGGTGACGAGGATGCTGAGCGATGCGCCCGCCGCGCGTGCCCCGGGGACGCACGTGATCGTTGTCGCGTTGACGACCGTGACGGACGTGGCGGCGGTGCCACCGAGGGTCACCCCCGATGCTCCGGTGAGATTCGCGCCGGTGATCGTGACGATGCCGCCTCCGCCTGCCGTGTCCGCAACGGCGGGAGAGACGCTGGCCACCGTCGGCGCGGCAACGGCCGCGCCGCTGCGGCCCATGAAGATCCAGGGCTGCATCTCAGAACGCAGCCTCGTGCACGAAGATCCGTCCGGTCCAGCTGTTGTTGATCGAGAAGCCCGCGCCCTGCACGATGATGTTCGTCCCGCTCAGCGTGAGGATCACGTCGGTGGAGCTGGAGCTCTCGGGGCCGGTCGCGACGTCGGTGGGCGTGGTCGAATGCTTGACGAGCGTGCCGGCGAGGTTCTTGTAGAGGCCGTCGAGCTTGTACTTCGCGTGGCCGGCACCGCCGTTGAAGAGCGTGATCACTCCCTCGATCGAGATGATGCGATTCGACGTCGTGGGGTACGAGAAGATGGTGGCGGCGGTCGCGTTCGGCGTCGTCGTCGAGAGGATCGCGTCGGTGTCCTTGCCCTTGGGCGTCGCCACCACGGTGCCGTTTACCGCCGTGATCTGCGCGTACCCTGTGCCATCACCGGTCAGCGTCGACGGTGCTGCGTTTGGCGTGATCGTCAGCGTGTCGGTGGCGGGGTTGTCGCCCGCGGTAGCGCCCGCGAAGTTGATGTTCGAGCGCGACACCTGCGGGACGCCGCCTACCTGTAGAACGACGGGGCCGAGTAGAGCTGGGAGCCAGCCTGCGACGTTAGCCTGCGTCATGAAGAAAACCCTCCCGGTGAATTCGAACCTGCGAGAATCGTCAGACCTGCATGCCTCGATCGCTCGTCGCCCCTATCGCCCTGGCGCTCTCCTTTCTCGGGTGCGCGCCTGACTTCACGGCCCACGGCGACGTGACGTTCACAGCCGAGGAGCGAGCGAAGATCGAGGAGGGCAATCGGTGGCTTGCCGATGCCTTGCACGAGGAGCCGATCGATATCGTCTGGGACCTCGAGCATCCCTCCGACGACGTGCAGTGGCCGCGCGCGAGAATCATTCGGCGGGGCGTCCCTTTCTGCGGTGCCGCAGACATCGGTTGCGCGTTCGTGCTCAATGTGTCCCTCGACCCGGCCGCGCTCACCACATCGCTCGCGGCCCACGAATTCGGTCACTACCGAGGGATGAGGCACGTGACCGAGCCAGGCATCATGAACCACACCATCGGGCCGTTGATCTGGACGCACGCCGACCAGTGCGAGTGCCAGCGCGCCGGCGTGTGTCACGTGATCACCGCCTGCGGACCGACGTAGTAAATCCAGACCAGGCCGGTGCTCCCGGCAGACCCGACGCCGCCGCTCGCGCCGGTCGTTCCAGATCCGCCCCCGCCGCCGCCGCCGCCGCCCGCTCCGGTATTCGGTCCCGAGACCGCCGCCGCTGCCGCGCCGACGACCCCCACGCCCACGCTGTTGCCGGCGCCGCCGCTGCCTCCTGCCGCGCCCGCCCCGTAGACGCCGGCTGCTCCGCCGCCACCTCGACCACCACCATTGTACGACCCGCTTGGGGCGCCGAACGTCGCACCAGAAGCACCGCCTGCAAACCCGGTTGCACTGTTCGCGCCGGGCATGCCGGTAACGGCCGACGCTCCGAGTCCGCCATAACCGACCCCCTTGTTTGTTTGCGTATATGGAAATACGTCGGGGAGGGCCCCGGAGGTCCCCACCGTCACTCGGCCGTTAAGTACGACCGCGGCCCAATTAAACTGGGATGGGCCTCCGCCCATCGCGTAGACGTTGAATGCGGCGCCGTTGACCGTGCCACCACCGCGCCCGCCGCCTCCGCCTAGCGAGATCGTGGCCGATATCGCGCCACTGATGTTGGACTGCCCCCCGTCGGCGCCGTCCCCTCCGTTGCCTGCGTTCGGCGCTCCTGCGCTGCCACCCGGGCCGGCGCCGCCGACGAAGAAGTTGAGCGTAGTGCCAGGCACAACGGTCACCGCGATGACTCGCTCAAGAGCAGCGCCGCCAGCGCCGCCGCCAGATGAGGAATTGGATGCCACGTTCCAGCCGGCGGCTCCACCGCCGCCGCCGCCGCCGCCGCCAATCCCGCCGACAATTAACTTTGTCACATTGGGGGGGACCAGGAACGACGCGCTAGCCGCCGTAATGATGTCGATGCGCGGAACTATCGCCGCGATAGCATCGGCGAGCGCCGCCATCGGTACGGTGACATCCGCGGCCTCGATGGTCTCGCCGTCAGCGGGGAACGTGAGGCCCGCGGGAAGTACATTCGGAGAAGGGTTGTAGACGGCCATGGATCAGACTCCTTCGAGGTAACGGGCTGTCGTGAGTCGGGATGGGACCACGACCCCACCGACGATCTTGTGCGGGCGACCCCAGAGGCCATCCGGCTCTGGTGACGCGGGATTGAACGACGCGAGATCCGAAGCGAGAATGATGCTCACGCACGTGGTGCCGGCTGGCTTGTAGTCGTTGACGATCGCCTGGAGCGTCACGACCTGCTCTGGCGTGATCGCCGTCGAGCCCCAGAGGTTCGGCGCGCTTCCCCACACGGCTCCGGTGGTGCCCCATCGCTGCGTGGTCACGGGCCACAGCGTTCCCGGATAGATGATTACCCAGAAGCGAGACCACGCTGCCGTGTCGCCGTCCCAGTTCCAATTCCCCATCGCGAGGCTCGACGTCTCTACGCCAGCGGCAGATCGCGCGTACCAGTTGCCCGAGTTGTCGACGGTGCGGAACGACACGCCGCTCGCGGTGCCGACGTACGCATGTAGCTGGGAGAGCAGCGTGAACGCGGCGCCCGCCGTCCGCCGCGGGGTGCGCCAGTTGCGCAGCTTCACGGCGAACTGCTGGTCGGTGTCGAAGATGCCGCGGAAGACGCGGCGGTCTCGGCTCATCTGGACGAGCGCGTCGGGCGGCGCCGTAGTCAGCCCGAGCGGGTCGTTCTGAGGGAGCCGCGCGAGGAGGCCGAGGTAGGTCCGCTGCGCGAGCGCGTCTTTCATCAGGTCGAGCGCGTACCCGACGAGCCCGCCCTCGCCGTCGGTGAGCCAGCGGGGCGCGACGGATCGCCGGATCGTGCGGAAGGTGCGCGCAAACATCAGGTGGGATCCTGGACGAAGGTGATGGTGCGGAGCACGGTGCCGAGCGCGGCAACCTGGCCCTGGCCGAGCGCCGTGTCGCCGACGGGGCTGTCGATGATCACGCGGAAGGCCTGAGGGACGGCCGCCTTGAGCGCGGTCTCCACGTCGGACGTGTAGAGCGCGCCCGGCGAACCCGGGACGATGACGTCGCCGCCGATCGGCTTGCCCGCGAGCAGCTTCGTGAGCGCAGCCACGATGTCGGCGGCGATCTGCGACTCGGTCTTGTTCGAGCTCTTGTAGACCCAGAGCTGGTAGGTGAGGGGGATCAGGACGTTCGCCGCCGACGAGAGGATGGGCGTGATGCAGAGCGGCGTGGCCAGCTTGAGGATCGCCGCCTGCGCGAGCGCGAGGTCGGCGGCGGAGATCGCTCCACCGGGGCCAGCGAGGTACTGGACGACCTGCCCGTTCGTGCTGTTAGGATACGTCCGCTGGCGAGTGATGCCGCTCGTTCCGGTGAGCGAGGGCGTGAGCGCGACGAAGCCGTACGCGAGGGCGGGCCCGTTCGGCGACAGCGGCCCGAGCGAAGCGCGGCAGAGCGCGCGCGTCGTCGCGTCGTCCTGTTGATCGGTGCCTACCGCCGCGACGGCGTTCGAGCAGGTCGCGGACCCTAGGGGCGTGACGAGGGCATTGATCTCGCCGACGCCCGCGGTGCTCGAAGATCCAGCCGTGTCGGCCACGACGGTGACGGTGAGCGTCTGACCGACGCCGCTGGCCAGCGCGCCGCCCGTCGTGTTGGTGAACGTCTTGCCCGAGACCGTCGACTTGAAGGTCAGAGAGCCGGGCGGGTTCGAGGGAAAGTACGCGCCGCCCTGGTTCGTGATCGTGACGTCCGTCGTCGCGAACGTCGCCGGCGGAACCGTCACCCCGTAGACCTGGTCGGCCAGGATGGTGAGCCAGATGCCGGTGGCGAAGTCGAGGAACCCCGACTGGATGTACCCGACGATGACCTCCTCGAGCGTCGCCATCGTCTCGGCTTCGACGTTGAAGTGCGCGCGCGTCGGGTCGCCCGCCTGCCACGAGGACACGGGCAGGCCGACCGCGTTCGCGATGCCAAGAGCGAAGGTGTAGAGCTGCGCCTTCGTCTGCTGGACGAGCAGGGTCGCGAGAGAGACGGTGGCCATCAGGTTGTGATCCCCAGGAGTTCGACGGTGACCGCGGAGGCGAGGAGCTTGAGCGTGAAGGGGCCGGCCGACGTGGTGGCCGCGATGGCGACCTCGAGCGCGGTGTTCACGCCGAGGAGCGTGGCGACGACGGTGATGGTGGCGGAGAGCACCCGCTCGTCCTTCGATAGCTCGGAGCGGATGCGGCCGGGTAGGGACGCGATCACGTTTTTCGGATTCGTCTCGCCGATCAGTTCGGTCAGATCCAGGCCGTAGTTCGCCTCCTCCTCGCCCCCACGGAGCATGCCGCGCGGAGTGGTGAGCCGGCGGTAGATCGCCTCGGCCACCAGCAGGGGACCGGTGACGAAGCGCCCCGTGCGGAGCGACGTCGTGCAACTGGTGTCTCGTCCGAGATCCGCCGTCATACGAGGAACCCCTTCTTCGCGAGGCCAGGGATCACGGGCGACGGCAGGCCGAGGCTCGCCGGGTCGGGCACCTGGAGCAGCAGCGCAGCTTCGACCGCGGCGGGCAGGCCGATCGCATCGAGCAGCCCGCCGGGCGTCAGGCCCGGCGCAATGGGCGTCGTGCACCCTGCGATCATCGCGACGATCATCGAAGCCAACGTGGCTGGGGGCGCGGCGGCGTAGACGGGCGAGAACGTCGAGCCGAGGTCGCCGAGCGTGTAGCGGACCGCCGTGTAGTTGACGAAGAGGTTGATCACCTGCTCGAGCGTGACTGCGTGCCCTCCGGCGCCGATCCCATCGGTCACGAGCGAGAGGCTCGTGGCGCTCGCGCTGTCCTCGAAATGGCCGATGAATGGTCGCGACGGGTCCGCCTCGATGAATCCGACGAGCACCCGGCTGGCGAGCGCGGGCTTCGTTTTGGCGCCACCTACGCCGGGCCACACCGGCACGCTCTTCTGGTAGGAGTGCCCGGAGGAGACGCGCACCGGCTGGACGTTGATCGCGTCGCCGTCGAACGTGTCGACGCGGTACTCCGTGAAGCCGCGGTAGTCGCGGTCCGGGTCGAGCTGGCGGAGCAGCGCGCTCAGGGAGTCGAGCGTGCTGGGCGCCTGGCGTCCCCAGACGGTCGACCGGAGGCCGGTGCTGGGCGTGAGCTCGTGGAGGACGTCGACCGCGACGATTCCGTCCACGACGACGCCCGGCAGGATCGAGGCGATCGAGGCTGCCGCGAGGACCACCTTCCCCCGCGCGAGGTCGGCCGGGGTGACGCGAGTGACCTGGCCGACGAGCTGGCCAGCCGGCCGCGCTCCGAGGCGCGTGGTGCCCGTCCCATCGACGTACCAGGCGCGAGGGGCCAGGAGGTTGAGCTGCGTGCTCGCGGGCCCCGCCTGGCGGTTCCATGCGACGCCAACGTCCACGTCCGCGCCCACGACCACCGTCTCGCCAGCGTCCGCGGCCGCATCGCCGAGCACTTTCGACAACGCGACGCCCGCGGCGTCGACGTAGTTCTTCCCCTTGATCGTCTTGCCCCATCCGCCGGCGCCGCCGACGAGCCGGTACATCGACCGGCCGAGAGCGGGGCCGCCCGAGAGCACGGTGCAGGACATCACGAGATCGGCCAGCACGAGATCGACGCGCCCGGCAAGCGGGTGCTCGCCGTCGATCACGACCTCGGCGTACGGGCAGCCCCACGCCGGGATGGTGACGTGCGCGTCCGTCACGCGGAAGCCCGCGAGGGTGGCGAGGCTCAGCCCCATGGGGTCGCCTGGTACTGGCTGGTGAGAGCCGCGAGCTCCGCCTTCGCCGCGGCGTCCGGGTCGGGGCCCTTCTTCGCCGAGCCCGCGGGCGTGACCTTCGCCGGCTGCGGAGGGCGGTACTCGAGCAGCTGCACGGCGATCGTCTGCCCGCCCTTGCCGTCGTGGATGACGCCGCCGATCTTCTTCAGCACCACCGACTTGATGCCGTTGCGCGCGAGGTCCGGGTGGTAGACGTCGAGGCCCTTGCCCTTGCCCTTCACGCTCGACTCGAGCGCAGTTTGGAACGCCGGCCAGTCGTTGAAGTCGTCGAGGTCGGCGAGGAAGAAGCTGGCCGTGAAGTCGGCCAGCTTCTGCGCCTTCATCGTGGTCGTGCCGCCGGTGGTGCCGGCGCCGATCTTCACGTCCCAGTCGATCTCTCGGTCGTGTCCCGAGAGCTTGACCACGCCGGGCGACTCCACGCCGTCGAGCTCGATCGTGTTGTAGAGCTCCTCGTTATCGAGCGGGTTCGGGTCAGCCATTGGCCGGCGCCCCCCCACCCGACTGAATCGAAAGCAGCGCGCATGCATCGCGCAGCTTGCTGAGGAAGTCGTCGTCGCCGCTCGCGCCGTTGATCGTGATGTTGTAGACGTTGCCACCCGCGCCGCCGGCGATGCCGCCCGACGCGCCCGCGCTCGCCGCCGGAGCGCCGCCGCCGCCCGATACCGCCGGGGGCTCGACGATCGCCTCCATGGAACCCTGGACCGCATCCGCGCCGCCGTCGACGCCCTGCTCCATGCCGGCCGCGGTGTGCATGCCGATCTCGGCGAAGACCTTGGACGGGCTCGCGATGCCGAGCGCCGTCTTGGCCGCCGTGATTGCGCCCTTCGCGATGCCGGTGATTGCGCTGAGCACCTTCGGGCCGGCGCTCATCAGGCCGGCCACCAGGCCGTCGATCAGCTGCGTTCCGATCTCAGACAGCGAGAGACCCTTCAGCCACTCGAACGCAGCGCCGATGCCGTCGATCAGCGACGCGCCAGCCTGGTACGTCACAACAGCGAAGTACACGAAGGCCGCGATGATGGCCGTGACGAGCGCGATCGCGATGCCGATGCCGACCGCCATGAGTGCGATCCCCGCAACGACAACTCCGATCGCGACGGCGAGGCCGACACCGACGACGAGGGCCAGTACGCCCACGACCTTGGCCACGTCCAGGATCGTCGAGCCCCAAGGCTTGATCGCGATCATGGCTTTCATCACCAAGATCTCGAACTGGATGAACATCGTTACGAAACGAGGGATCAGCTTCGTGATCCCGTCGAGCATCGGGTCGAAGAACGACCCGAACAGGACCTTGATCGCGTTCGCGGTGACGCTGCCCTCCTCGAAGAGCGCGCCCATCTTCCCGAGGCCCTCAAGGAAACGCTCGAGCGGGCCGGCGCCGACGGAGAAGATCTTACCGATGTTCTCCTTCAGCTTCTTCGACTGGTTGTCGAGCGAGAGCGCGAGCTTTGCGGTGGCGGCGAGGCCGGCCGCGCCGCCCTTCGCCTCCTCGGCGAGCAGCCGCGCCGTGCGCGCCGTGTCGCCGTTGGTGACACCGAGCTTCAGGATCGCGAGAGTGGCGCCGGCCGCCGCGATGCCAGCCGCCGCGATGCCGGCCGCGAGAGCGACGGCTACTACCGCGAGCGCCACGTACGGCCCGGCATCGCCGAGGCCCTTCCCTAGCTTCAGGAACGCGCCGAGCGCGCCGGTCGCCTTCTGCCCGATGTCGCCGAGCGGGCCGCCGAGCTTAGCGAACGCGCCCTCGAGCAGGCCCGCCGTTCCTACGCTCTTCGCCTGCGCGTCAGCCGAGTCCTTCGAGGCCTTATCCGACGCCGCGATCTTCTTCTTCGCGTCGTCGTGGGCCTTGCCTAGCTTTTCCTCGGCTGTCGTAGCGGCGCTCGATGCAGCCCTGAGCTTGTCGAGCGATGCGGCCTCTGCGTTCATGGCGGCGGCTGTCGTCGCGGCCTTTGTCGCGGCGTTCGCTTGGGCGGCGGTGAGCGCAGCGAGTTTCTCGGAGGCCTTCGCGGCCTGCGGGGAGAAGAGCCCGTACTCGGCGGCGATAGCAGCCGCCTTGCCGGTCTGCGCTGCCGCCGCGAGACCGATCTTCTCGAGGGCCACCGACGCCCTAAGCGCTGCCTTCTCCGACGCGTCGTACGCCCCCTGACCCGCGGCCATCGCGGCGGACGCCGCCGTCGAGGCGGCGCCGGCGGACTCGAGCTTTGACGCGAGCGTGTCGAGCGCCGACGCTGCGGATGCCGCGGCGTCGCCGCCCTTCACGCCTAGGTCGATCTCGAAGCTCGAACCGTCCGACACGACATCACCTCTTGGTCTGAGCGATCTGAGACAGCATCCACTCCGCTTGAATCCTTGCGCCCGCCTGCGCGTCTACGCCGGTGTCGCTCGCATCACGGAACGCGAGCAGGCAGTCTGCGAGGGCGCTCGGGTACTTCCGCGCGAGGTCGGCCCGCGCGGCTACTCTTTTCCCTCGTCCTTGAGCTCCACATCCCCGAGCGAGTACGCGAAGTTTCCGACGCTTGAGATCAGGCCCGCGTTCGCCTGGACCATCGCATCGCGCGTGAACTTGTCTTCGGGGTAGACCCAGCAGAGCTGCGCAAGCTGCGCGACCGCGGCGATCTTCGCGTCGGCGTTGTTGCCGTTCGCGTTCACCATCTTGACGAACCGCTTGTGCTCGGCCGGCTCCGGTGGCCGCACGCCGACGATCACAGGCAGACCAGGCACGAAGTTCGACACCTGCGCGCTGTAGCGAACGCGCGCGCCGAGCTTCGCCTCGATGGCCTCGATGGCCTCGAGGTCGTCGGCGAATTGCTCCTTGCGAGCATCGGCCTCTGCCTCGGCGCGCTCGGCGCGGCGCGCCGCGGAGGCCGCGATCCGCTGGTCGGCGGTGAGGTGCTTGGTGGTGTCGCTCACGCGTACACCAGCCACTTGCCCGTGGCGCTCTTCACCGAGATCTCCATAGGGTTGAGGACCAGCTCGATCATGTCGGCCTCGTTCCCCTGCTTCATGTCCGACGAGTCGCCGTCGAGCGAGCAGCCCGAAAGCTTCACCGCGTATATGCGGGAGTCGCCAAGCGGCGTGTGCTGGATCACTACGTCGAAGTCGATCCCGCCGATGATGACCTTGTCGTCGCGCGTTCGGTTGAGGGCGAGCGCGATCTCCTCGATGGTCTCGAGGATCAGCATCCACCCGGCGCGGGTCGCGGTCGCCGAGGCCTCGCATGAGGAGGAGCCGCGGGTGCGCTTCTTCACGCGACCGGAGAGGCCGCGCGACTCGCCGCGCTCGTTCTTGCGGCTCCACTTCCAGGCCTCAAGATCGAGCATGGGAACGGTAGGGCCGCCGGGGGCCAGGATGGTGATCTCACCATCGGCCCAGGAGCACTCGTGGATGTTCAGCGATCCGGAAGAATTGTCAGGCATGGGAGGCTCCTCAGCTCACTGCGACCAGCGTGTTCACGCGGACGATCGTTCCATTGACGCGGAGCTCGCCGACGCCGGTGAGGGTCGCGTTGACGCCGCGTAGGTCGTCGTCGGTGGATGCGCGCCAAACCGCGAGACTCGCGCGCTGCCCTTGCCCGGGCACGAACTGCTTCATGAGCGCCTGCTTGACGTCGGTGTTTACCGACTCTTCAAGCAACTGCAGCGCTTGGCTCGTCGCGGTGCCGTCCGCATTCAGCACCGGCGTTTTGCCGATGATATTCTCGGTCTTCTGCTGGACGATCGAGCAGAAGACGTTCGCTACCTGCATGTTGTGCGTGAATTGAAGCGTAGAGCCTTCGACCTCGCGGGTCAGATCCATAGCGATGAATGCGCCGTTGGGCCCGTTACCCCACGAGCGGGCGACGGTGAAGCGAGCCGCAAGGCCGCCGCCGTTCACGTACTCGTCGTACTCGGCGAGGTTGCCGGACGCGTCGAGCGCGCTCCAGCCGTCGAGGGGCCCGTCTTCCTTTGTCCACGTCGGACGGTGAACGTCGTTCTGGTACTCGCGGATCGACGCCGCCCACTGCACCGGGCGCCGCGGCGCCGCGCCCGTGATCGGGCTCAGCTTGCGGAGGCGACCGAGGCCGAGGCTTAGCCGCTTCTGCGCGTCGACGGACGTGAACGCGGCGTCCATGAGAGCCACGTAGGTGGCCACCGTTTCGCCCTTCGTCATCGTGACGAGCGCGGACCCGATGGTCTCGGCGGCGCCTCCTGACGCGTACGTCAGCACGGTCGCGGTGAGCGCCGTGACGACCTTCGTGCCGTTGTTCGAGGCGGTGCCGGCGGTCGTGACCGAGTCGCCGACGCGGAAGCCGTCGGTCAGCCACGAGCCCACCGAGCGGGTCGCCGTGGTGGTCGTGAACACGAGGCCTTCGGAGCCGACGATTGTGACGGTGCCGATCGGACCCTCGTTGACGATGCCGGAGGCGAAGGTCATGACCGTCGCGGTGAGCGCGGTGATCGCGCCCCTCGATCCGTTGTTCGAAACCGACCCGGCCACCACCACGACGTCGCCGACCAGGAAGCCATCCGTCAGGAATGACCCCGCCGCGCGGGTGATCGTGGTCGTCGCGCCGAACGTGATGCTCGGCGCTCCGGTCATCGTCTTCGGGATGCGCGACTTGGAGGCGAGCGGGAGCTGGTCGCGGACCTGCGCGCGCGCGAGGACGAACCGCTTGTTCGCGGTCTCGTACGCGTTCACCTGCGTCGTGATGAATCCGGCCGTCGTCGCGTCAGGAAGGTCACCGATGACCATCCACGTCCGCGAGAGCTTCTGCTGCGCGACGAGCGCGAGCCGCGCCGCGGTGAGCCCGGCGTTGTCCCACATGGGCGCGGTCGTCGAGAACGTGTAGCGATCGCCGAGGAGCAGCGTGCCGGCGCCGAACGAGAGCGTGAGGCCGACGTAGGGGATCACGTACGTGTTCGCGGTACCGAGGCTGATGACCTTCGCCGTGATGCCACCGTCGAGCGATAGCGTGCCGCGAATGCCGGTGGTCCCGATCGTTCCGGGGTTGGTGACCGCGAAGATCACCGAGGTCTCGTCGAGCGCGCCGGCACCACCAGCGGCGGCGGAGATCACGCACGTGCCGAGAACGCCACTCGCGTTCTGACGACCGACGACGCCGGGGGTCACGATCGGGACGCCGATGAATATGACCGGCTTCTTCGTGCCCTCGATGAATAGCGCCGCGTAGTCGACGCCGGGGGCGTACGCGTGCTGCGCGAGGATGTCCGTGCCGTTTTGGAAGAGGCGCGGGGTGATGTCAGCGCTCACGCTGACCGGAGCGATCACGACGTGATAGCCGGTGCCTCCCGCGAGGGCGGCGGCGGTCGCGGAGATGGCAACGTTTGCTTCGGGAATCAGCGGCATGGCTCAAGCTCCACATGCCGTTTCGCTTGTGAGCGGCGGCGTGTTGGGGTTGTTGTCGTCGTCGGCTGCGCCCGTGCGCGAGACCTTGGTCCTGCTCGTCATGTTCGAGAGCGCGCCTTCGGGCTGGGCCTCGCCAGCGAACGTCACGACGCGGATCGGAAGCTCGTACGTCACGGTCATCTCGTAGACGGCGCCGCCGTTCGCTTCCGATTTCACGAGGTCGCCGACGTCGGTGAAGGCGCCCGACTTGGGGAGGAACCGGTTCTTGTTCACCGCCGAGACGTACCGAAGGCCAGCCAGCACCACCTCGCGCACCAGCAGCGCGCGCGAACGGTGCTCGAACTGGAGCGCGCCGGAGCGCGCGCTCCGCGCGTAGATCGTGATCTTGTAGGGGTCGATCGCCGTGTAGGCGTGCCGCGCGTTGAGGTGCAGGCCGCGCGGACCGTCGAACGAGGCCTGCCCGGAATCGTGCTCGATGACGATGCGCTCGCGCCCGGCTGTCGTGGTGCGCGTGCCCTCCGGCCCGTCGACGACGTCGAGCGGGCACCCCTGCACGCGGAGGTACGCCTGTAGCGCTGCACCGACGTCGTGGATCGTGGTGAGGCTCATCGGCCGAGCTCCGCCTTGCAGACTGTTTCGACGGCGCGTTTCAGGACGTCGATGTAAGAGGCGGGCAGGGGCGCGCCGGGGCGCGGTAGCGCGGGCCGGCGACCGAGCACGTACTTCGCGTAGCTCGTGCCGAGCGCGACGCGCAGGCGCGTGCCCACCGCGACGTAGCGCAGCCTGCTGGAGAGCGTGCCGGACTTCTTCAGCGTGGCTCGATTGCCGTCCTCGCGGAGGACCCACGACCCGCCATACGCGTCCTCGGACGCGTCGAACGTGACGCGCGCCGCCTCCGTCAGGGCAGGCGCCGCGGCCGCCGCGACCTTGATCGCGACGACGGCGGGGAGCCGGCGCAGCGCCGTCGCGAAGCTCGTGATGCTGGAGATGTCGCCGGTGAGGCTCATGGGATCGTCCCCGATCCCCAGCCGCGCGGGTCGCTCGTAGCGCTCAGGCTCGACGTGATCGCGAGGTTGGCGGCGGGCAGCGTCGCAGTGGCGTCGCGCGTCGGGATGCCAGTGGCGAATCGTTCGAGCTGCGCCTTCGCTGCGAGCTCCGCGGCGTTCACCGCGTCGGAGTCCTGGCCCGAGATGTTGAGCAGCCGCTTCGCCGCGAGGTCGGCGACGAGGCCCTTCACGATCGCAGGGATCGGAGCCGTGAACGGCACCATGTGGGCGAGGAAGAACCCGTCGACCCACCGCGAGTAGAACTCGATCAGCCCGTCGAAGTCGGGGTCGCGGGCGATGATCACCGACGTCCCGTCCGACGTCAGATTGATGGCCACGCCTCCGACCGTGGCGGCCAGTTCGAGGGTCGCGTTCGTCAGCCGGCGCGCGTAGTACGTGACGCCCTCGACGAGCGGCACGGGGAGCACGCCGTTGCCGGCCACGCGCACCGTCACCGGGTCGTCTGTCTCGAGGCCGTGGCCGTCGTAGGTGATGGCGTTCGAAGCTGCCAGCGAGGACGCGACCAGGCCCGCCGACGATGTCAGCGCGCCGGGCGGGAGCCGCCGGGCAACGTCGCTTCGCGAGCAGTAGAGGTCGGACGCCACACCGCCACGAGCCCGCGCCGGAGGTCCGGGCGAGCTGTGGCGTGGTCAGGTGATGTTGAGCGCCGTAGCGCCAGAGAGATCAGGCGCCGACGTAGCGGTGGATGCAGTGCGGGAGCGCGAGGCCTCCGTTGCCGCGAAGGATCGACGCCATGCCGACCTGGAGAGAAGCCTTGTAGAGTGCGTCCGTCTTGTCCTGGATGATGGTCTCGGGCGCACCCGCATCCTGCACGACCCACGGGTACATCCCGGGCTTATTGAGCGCGAGGGCATACCACTGCGCTGAGACCGTAAACTGGTCGCTCACGATGAGCTGGACGCTACCCTTGTGACGGTTGTTGACCGTGCCGAAGTTGTTGGCGCCGATCGACTCGATGATCAGATCGCGATCGAGAATGTTTCGCCAGCTCTCTTCACGGTCCGGATGGGCGAGCACGTGCGTCATGCGCAGGCCCATCGGCTTCCCGTTTGCGGCCTTGATCTTGCGAATATTCGCCTTCGCGGTTTCAAGCGCCGTAGTAGAGGCCGCAGTGCCCGCACCCGTGAAGGTGTTGGCGAAGGTGCCGGGGACGACATCGAAGAGGTTGACGGGGTGAGACGCGTTGAAGAACGTCAAGCCATCGAGCGGGTGAACAGCGTTCGACTCGAGCAGGCCGGAGATGATCTCGTTTGGAAGCGAGCGAGCGGCCGATGCCATAGCCGCAGCCTGCCCGGGCCAGCCAATGAAGTCTGGCGCCTCGACAACCGAAGCCAATTCCGCAACGCCGTCCTGCCAGGTCTTCGGGACGAGCTCGAAGCTCTTCTCGAAGATGGACCGATAGGTCACATCGCCCTTGAATTCGGAGTATCCAGCGGCCGACACGGGGATAGGAAACTTGGTCTTCAGCGCCTTGGAGGCGTAGTAGAGGCCAAGGAGCTTGGCCCACTCGTCTGCAGGGGAAACCTCTTGCAGGTAGGCAAGCTCGAAGTCCGTACGAAAGTCGGTCAGCGCGATCTGCGCGTCAACCGAGATGAGATTGAATTCGATACCCATGTTGATCTCCTCTCAGGTCACGCGAAGAAAACGCGAACGCCGTCGGAGTCGACCGACTGGACCTTGCCTGCAACAGCGCGGGTGCTGCTGGCGCTCGTCAGTGACACCGTCTGATCGTCAAGGACGAAACAGTCCGCGCCCACGAGCGCGCGCGTGACGGGCTCGCCTGCGTTGTTTACGAGCTTGAACTCACCGACCTTCACCTCGCATTCGAGCGCTCCCGCGGCGCCCGCCGAATTATCGTAGGTCGCAGCTGCGACGCCGATAACGCGGACCGATCCAGCGGCAAGAAGGCCAGCCGGCATCGCGTTGCCGCTGGAGTCGATGGCGACCATCGCGCCCTGGAAGATTTTGACGGACGCCCTCATGCCCACCGTTCGGCGCGCAGGATAGTGGCCGAAGAACGACGTCAGACGCTCAGTAGTCAGTACAGCCATGTCTTAGCCCCTTGCCTTTTTCAGTGCGGCGAACTTCGCCGGATCAATCTTTGCGGCAAAGCACTTGGCTCGCTCGCCGTCGGTGAGATCGTCAGCGCCCGTCGTGGGCGGCCTGCTCGCGGCAGGTTTGCCCGCGTGCGCCTTCACCGCGTCGGCGTGGTACTCGCGGAGGTCCGCGATCGGCATCGATGCGAGGTAGCCCTTCGGGGGCGCGCCTGCGGCCGACGTGGCCCAGACGTTGGCGGGCGCTCGGCCTGCGAGGGTCACGAGCTCGACGCATAGCTTGCGTCGCTCGGCGCCCTCGAGCACGACCTCGCGGTCGGCAAGGGCTTTGCGGCCCGCAGCGAGCGCGAGGTGCGACGCGTGCCAGGTGCGGACGTCCGCGACGCTGGCGACGAAGGACGTCTTGCCCGAGAGCGACTGGACGGCGTTGAGGGCCGCTGCGATTTCCTCGGGCTTGTCGGCCGCAGGGTCCATCGAGGCCAGCGGCTCCACTGCGGGATCCTCGGCAGCCGGATCCTCGGCAACCTCGGCACCAGCGGCGGAGGCGATCATGCCCTTGAGGATCTCGGCACACTTGGCATCGTCGCCCGCGACGAGTGCGTCCAGTGCTTCTGCGATCAGCTTGGGATCCATCATTCCGGCTCCTGAGAGTGAGGTGAGAGAGGCAGCCATGAGCGGCTCTAGCCTCCGCGTGGCCGGCAGGTTTACGATTGCGATGTTCAGCAGCGCGACGATGCGATCGCCATCAGTCTGGAATGCCGGGCTCATGTACCGCCACTCGCGAGCGAGCAGTGCCAGCGAGGCGGCCGGAGTCCAGCGCACGTTGACGGCGTAGAGATCCCCGTCGCGAAGTTCGAGGTTGGCCCAGCCGGCCGCGCGACCCGCGAGCGCCGGATCAGCCGACGAGCCGCCAAGAGCAGCATGATCGTAGTCGATCATGATCTCCGCCCCGTGCGCCTCGTACTCGGCCATGACCGCAGCAGCCTCGGCAGGGCCGAAGGTGAAGACGCCCTTGACCGTCTCAACGGTGCCTGAGGTGAAGACGCAGAACTCGCTGGGCGTGGTGTCGCCAGTCGCCACGAGGCCAAGCGATACGCATCGCTCGCGCCGCACGTGGTGTTTTCGCCGAGGCTTCACTGCGGACAATGGTGATTGATTGTGCTATCTGATGGCAATGCGTTTTGAGCCTATGAGTCCTAGGTCAAGGCGAAACGCCGTCTGTTCCGATCCGGAATGCGTCGAGCACGCGACGCTAAAAGGCTGGTGTCGCAAGCACTATATGCTTCGGTACAACGCTCTCTACTGGCGAAAGAACAGGGTCAGCATCAACGCCCACGAACGATACAAACGCTCAAAACAATCCACGTAGTTCCCTGGATCACACATACTTCGGGGCGATGGCCGCGAAATCTCGGAAGGCCCGGAAGATTCGCGAGGCCTCCGAATTCGACGTTTCGCGCCTTCGTGCCGACGGTCGGACGCCGAAGGTCTCGCCCGGCGCGTACTCGTGGGAGCTCTCCACGATCGTCGACGCGCGCAACCAGCAGATGCGCGGTTACTTCACGTTGCCCGCTCGTCTCGCGGCGTCGATGCGCACCGATGATGCGCTCTACGTCGCGTACGCCAACCGGCTTGATGCGCTCGCGAGCGTCGAGAAGGAAATCAAGCCCGCCCCCGGTGCTCGCGCGGTAGGTGTCGCGTCGGAGGCTGAGGCGCTCTTTGGGCAGACTGGCGTAGCGCTCACGCACGACACGGAGCGAGACTTCCATGGTTGCCTCGTCAACCATGGCGTCGCGTTCCTGCGCGGCACGTGGCTGCCGCGCGAGGACGGTTCTCGCGTCGACCTTGCCATCGCGTCGTGGCCGATCGAGCACGTGCGATGGGACTCATACGACCGCTGCTACAAGACGCAGACCGATGGTGGCGTAGAGGAGCCGATCACCCACGGCGATGGCCGCTGGGCGATCGCACAACTCGGCGAGATCGACCCGTTCAAATCCGGCGCTCTGCTACCCGCTGCGATGGTATGGGCTCGGCACGCATTCGCCGCTCGCGACTGGGCCAAGGGCTCCGTGTCGCACGGATCCGCGAAGGTCATCGGCAAGATGGCCGAGGGCGTGCCGCTCAGGAACGCAGACGGCATGACTCAGGACGCGATCGCGTTCCTCGATGCGCTACAGTCGATCGCGAGCGGCGACAGCCCGGTCGCGATCATCCCTGCCGGCGCGTCGATCGAGTACTTGGTCAACACGAGCACGGCCTACCAGGTCTGGATCGAGCTCGTGGCTAACGCCGAGAAGGCCGCGGCGCGAATCTACCTCGGCACCGATGGTGTTCTCGGTGCGGCTGGCGGAGCTCCCGGCGTCGACATTCAAGCGCTGTTCGGTGTCGCGACGACCAAGATCCAAGGCGACAGGAAGGCGATCGAGCGCGCGATCCAAACCGGATTTGTCGAGCCGTGGTGCGCGATCAACTTCGGCGACTCGCGCCTCGCGCCGCTGCGGACATACAAGCTTCCCGACGCGGATGCAGACGCGGCTCGCGCTTCGGATGCCGAGCGTACCGTCGCATTCTTCGACGAGGTCGAGAAGACGCGCGCGAACGGGTTCGACGTCTCCCAGGAGTACGTCAACGGCTTGGCGAAGAAGCACGGCATCGACGCGCCCGTGCTCCCCTCCGTGGAGGACGGCGCGCAGGCTCCCACCATCGCGCTCGCGCCCACCGACCTCGCGCGCGTCATCTCCGTCAACGAGGCGCGCGCGTCCGCTGGACTCGGAGCGCTCCGGCTCCCTGATGGCTCCGACGACGCTGACGGGCTCCTGACCGTCGAGCAGTTCGGGATCAAGAAGGCCGCCGACGCGGCGCCCGTTGTGGCCCCCGCTCCGGTCGCCGCGCCGCCGCTTGCTGTGGCGACGCCGGAGCCAAGCCCGATGGAGAAGGCCGTACATGCCTCACGCATGACCGCCGCGATCATCGCCGACATCCGCGAAATGAAGGCGCTCGGCCTCTCGCTCACGCAGAAGCAGATCAACGAAACAGCCGAGCGCTACGGCGTTCCGGCGCCCAAAATGGAGAGTAACTAATGGCCGTCCAGTTATCCGTCGCCGTCCGCAACGCACGTCTCGACAGCATCGAGACCACGATTGGAGTCTCTCCATCGCTCGAGATCCGCAGCGGCGCGCCGCCCGCGACGTGCGCGACCGCCTCATCCGGAACTGTCCTCGCGACGCTCGCCTTGCCGTCCGACTGGATGTCGGCTGCCGCATCCGGAGTGAAGGCGCTGCTAGGCACGTGGCAGGACGCGAGCGCTGACGCCGCAGGGACCGCTGGGCATTTTCGCGTCTTTGCCGGCGCTACGTGCCACATCCAGGGCACGGTCACTGCGACCGCCGGCGGAGGGGACATGACCGTTGACAACGTGGTCTTCGCGTCGGGTCAGCAGATCAACGTCACGAGCTTTAGTCTCACCGACGGGAACGCATGACGATCGCGAGCCGCGACGATCTTATCAACGCTCTCGGCAACAATTCGACGAGCCTCGTCATCAGCAAGGCGTCGCTCTCGTCGCAGCTCCTCGGCGGCTTCACGTCTCTTTGGCGCTCGGCGGGCATCCCCGCGCAGGGGGCGATCCCCACGACGGTGGCCATCTGCGATAACACCACGTTGGGCGGGTTCACGTTCCCGAATCCGACCGCCCCGATCAAGACGTACCTCGCGCGCCTGTTCTTCGTCTCGGGCAACACCGGTACCGACGTCCAGATCCACGATCGCCTAGCGCACGCAGGCGGCAAGTCCGGCACGGTGACGACGGCGCAGACCGTCAACGTCGACGCGTCCGATGTGGCCCTCGTCGATAGGCGCGGCGACGCGAATTACTCCGACGTGCAGTGGTGGCTGGAATGGTACACGGCGACGGGATCGACGGCGACGACGTTCACTTGCGCCGTCACGTATGACGACGGGTCGACGGCTAACATTGCTGTCTCGGTGTCTGCGTCGTACGCCGCGAGTCGAATGCTCGCGATCAACTCGACCACCGCCGGGCGATTCATTCGATCGATCCAGACCGTCACGCTCTCCGCGTCCACGCTCACCGCGGGGAACTTCGGGGTCACGGCGACGCGCGCGCTATGCGGTGTCTCGCTAGGTCTAGCGAACGCGGGCGAGGTCGCGGACTGGGCGTACCTCGGTCTACCCCGGGTCAATGACAGCGCGTGCCTCACGATGGTGACCATCAACGGCACGACGTCGAGCGGCGTGCTGTACGGATCCGGCAAACTAGCGCAGG